GCAGTTAAATTTTTCCAGAGGTGGAACACAAGTTCTTAGAATTCTTGCTGGATTGGGTCAAACTTTGATGAGCGTGTATACAATTCCTAATGGATATACTGGTTATCTTTATCAAGGTGTTTGCAGTGCCCAGGCAAGTGCTGATGCTACTGGATTTATGATGGTTAGATACAATACAGTTGGTCAAGCATTTAGAGTTGGACATACATTTGAGGTAAGTGGTGCAGGTGGTCCATATTTGTATAAGTTTGCTTTTCCAATTCAACTATCCCAACACTCTGATATTGATATAAGACTTACCACAAGAAGTAATAATGGTAGATATACTGTTGCCTTTGATATTTTGTTAGTGAAGAATGAATTATGAGTATCCAAGACATTCAACTTAAGCAATCTGATGCGTATCTTTCTAATCCCAATTTAAAGAGAGCAAATACTACAATTCAATGGACTGAAGAGCAAATTATTGAGTTTCTCAAGTGTAAAGAAAATCCAGTTTACTTCGCAAGAAATTATATTAAAATTGTTTCTCTTGATCATGGACTTGTTCCATTTGAAATGTATCCCTTTCAGGAAAAACTTGTACATAATTTCCACAAAAACAGATTTAATATCTGTAAAATGCCTCGCCAAACAGGTAAATCTACAACTTGCGTTTCATATTTACTACATTATGCAGTATTTAATGATAATGTAAATATAGCGATTCTTGCCAACAAAGCATCGACTGCAAGAGATCTTCTTCAAAGGTTGCAACTTGCTTATGAAAATTTACCCAAGTGGATGCAACAAGGCGTTTTACAGTGGAACAGGGGTTCATTAGAATTAGAAAATGGATCAAAAATTATCGCCGCATCTACTTCTGCATCTGCTGTCCGAGGCGGATCGTATAATATTATCTTTTTGGACGAATTCGCGTTCATCCCGAATCACATTGCTGATGACTTCTTTGCCTCTGTTTATCCTACTATATCATCAGGTAAAAGTACAAAAGTAATTATAGTTTCTACTCCTCGTGGTATGAATCATTTTTACCGCATGTGGCATGACGCGGAACGTGGTAAAAATGAATATGTCCCAACAGATGTTCATTGGTCTGAAGTTCCGGGTAGAGACGAAAAATGGAAAGAACAAACAATTGCAAACACTTCAGAACAACAATTTAAAACAGAATTTGAGTGTGAATTTTTAGGGTCGGTCAATACTCTTATTAATGCAACAAAGTTAAGAAATCTTGTCTATGAAGATCCTATAAAAAGAAATGCAGGATTAGACATTCATGAAGATCCAAAACAAGATCACAACTACCTAGTGACTGTTGACGTTGCACGAGGTCTCGGTAATGACTATTCTGCATTTATTGTTTTTGATATTACAGAATTTCCATATAGAGTTGTAGCAAAATATAGAAATAATGAAATTAAACCCATGCTATTTCCAAATATAATTAATGAAGTAGCAAAAGGATATAATAATTCTTGGGTATTAATTGAAGTTAATGACATTGGAGATCAAGTAGCAAACATACTTCATTTTGATCTAGAGTATGACAATATCTTGATGTGTTCTATGCGTGGAAGAGCAGGTCAAATAGTTGGATCTGGATTTAGTGGAAAAAAATCACAATTGGGAGTTAGAATGACTTCTTCTGTTAAAAAATTAGGTTGTTCAAATTTAAAGACCTTAATGGAAGATGACAAGTTGATAACCGTAGATTACGATATTATTTCAGAGTTAACAACATTTTCGCAAAGACATAATTCTTTTGAAGCAGAAGAAGGTTGTAATGATGATCTATCGATGTGTCTTGTTATTTTTTCTTGGTTAGTTGCACAAGATTATTTTAAAGAAATGACAAACAATGATGTTCGTAAGAGAATATATGAAGAGCAAAAAAATCAAATAGAACAAGACATGTCTCCATTTGGATTTATATCCGATGGAGTAAATGAAATGACAAGTTTTGTTGATACTGATGGAGATAGGTGGTACACTGATGAATATGGAGATATGTCTTACATGTGGGACTATAGGTAAATGGAACTTGATGATCAATTTGAGTTAGAGCACTTATTCTTTACTGAAAGAAAGTGTAGATCTTGTGGAATCAGAAAAGGTCTTACAGATTCTTTTTATAGAATAAGAAAGAATAATACTATTTCTTCTTCATACTCTTATGAGTGTAAAGAATGCACTATAAAAAGGATTATAGAATCTAAAAAGAAAAAACCATACAAAGTTGAATGGGAATATCCTGATTGGTAAACATTCATGCACCGTTTCCCCAATAGAAATAGTATTTTTAATAAATATTTTTAGAATAATTCTGGATATCACGGAGAATTAAGATGCCACTAAATTTAGCATCTCCTGGAATTGTAGTAAGAGAAGTTGATTTAACTGTTGGGAGAGTAAGTCCTACAAACAATAAAGTAGGAGCCCTTGTAGCGCCTTTTCCTAAAGGTGCAGTAAATGAACCTATTTTAGTATCAAACGAGCAAGAGTTAATTGATAACTTTGGAACTCCATACCTTGCTAATAAGCAGTATGAAAATTGGTTGGTTGCCTCTTCATTTTTATCTTATGGAGGTAGCCTTAGAGTAATCAGATCAGATGATGAAAATATCTCTAATGCTTTTGTTGGTTCAGCAACTAGCATAAAGATTAAAAGCTACGAAGATTACATTAATCTAGGATATGACGAAAATGTAATTTCTGGCGTAACAGTTTGTGCTAAAGATCCTGGATCTTGGGCAAACGGAATTAAAGTCGCAATAATTGATGGAAAATCAGACCAAATCTTAAGTGGTATTAATACAAGTTCACAAATTGAAGTTGGATATGGTGTAACTCAAGCAATTACTTCAGTTCTTGCTGGTTCTGGATCTACAACAGTTTTAAATGGATATTTAAAAGGTGTAGTTACAGGTATAGGTGCAAGTTTAATCGAAGTAAAAGTTTTAAGTCATGTATCTGCTGGTGGAACAGAAACTACAGTAGATTACCAACCAAAAGGAGTTTATTCTTTTACTTCTACAGGAACACTTGGCATTCATACAAACGGAGTGTCAACTGCACACACAACTAAAACATACGCTGCTCAACAAGATTGGTTTGATCAGCAAACAATAAGTCTTACAAATTCAACACTTTATTGGAATACTCTTGCAGATAGACCTTCAACATCAAACTTTGCTGCAGCAAGAGGAGCAAGATTTGATGAAGTTCACGTAGTTGTACTTGATGATTCTGGATCTGTTACTGGAAATTCTGGAACAATATTAGAGAAGCATCTTTCACTTTCAAAGGCATCTGACGCAGAATTCTCTGTTGGAAGTCCTTCTTATTGGAGAAAGTATATAGCAGAAAATTCTAGGTACATTTTTGCTGGATCTTCACCAACAGGAATTGTTACTACGGCATATACTTCTGGATTTACTTTAGCAACAGATACCGGTTGGGATCAGTCTGCAAGTGGAATTTATTTTGCCGGTACAGGATCAAATACTTTAACATTAGGAAGTGGTAAAAATTATGACGGAGGTACAGATTTAACCGTAGAAGGATCACTTGAATCAACTCTCAGTAATTTATCTTCTGGTTATGGACTTCTTGCAAATTCTGAAGAATATGCAATAGACTTCTTACTCATGGGATCTGCTGGATATGCAAAAGAAAATGCACAAGCTCTTGCTTCAAAATTAATATCTGTAGCTGAACAAAGAAAAGATTGCTTAGCATTTATATCTCCATATAGATCTGCACTATTAACAGAATCTTCTGGAAACAAGTATGTTCTAAAAGATTCTGAAACAATTACAGATAACGTTCTTAGTTACTATGCTTCAATTCCTTCTTCATCCTTTGTAGTGTTTGATAGTGGTTATAAGTACATGTATGATAGATTCTCTGATACTTTCAGATACATTCCTTTAAATGGTGATATTGCAGGATTATGTGCTAGAACTGACGCAGTTTCTTTCCCATGGTTCTCACCTGCTGGAACTTCTAGAGGTGCTATTTTAAATGCAGTTAAATTAGCATACAATCCTTCAAAAACTCAAAGAGATAGACTTTATTCAAATAGAATTAATCCAGTTGTATTTTCTCCAGGTGCAGGAATAATTTTATTTGGTGACAGAACAGGACTTGCTAAAGCGTCTGCTTTTGATCGTATCAATGTTCGTAGATTGTTTATCTACCTTGAAACTGCAATTTCTAATGTTGCAAAAGATCAATTATTTGAATTTAATGACGAAACAACTAGAAGAAACTTTGTATCAACTGTTGAACCATTCTTAAGAGACATTCAAGCAAAGAGAGGTATTGAAGATTATAGAGTTATTTGTGATACTACAAATAATACTGCTTCTGTTATTGATGCCAATGAGTTTATTGCTGATATCTTTATCAAACCAAATAGATCTATTAATTATATTGGTCTAACTTTTGTTGCCACTAAAACTGGTGTTTCTTTTGAAGAAGTAATCGGTACTGTTTAATTAAAAAAAATCACATAAAACACAGAGGTAAAAAAAGATGGCAAAAAGAACTATCAATGATTTTAAAGGTCAACTTGTTGGTGGTGGAGCAAGACCTAATCTATTTTCGGTCGCATTAACTTTTCCAACCGCAGTTGGATCACAAACAATATCAAATTCTGTTGCTGCTGGACAAAAAATTGAATTTTTAGGAAAGTCAGCAGCACTTCCAGCTTCAAACATTACTCCAATTGAAGTTCCATTTAGAGGAAGAGTTTTAAAGGTAGCTGGTGAAAGAACATTTGATACTTGGTCAATTACAGTAGTTAATGACGTTGATTTTGTAATTCGTACAGCATTTGAAGAGTGGATGAATGGAATTAATGATCTTAATGAAGCAACAGGTGAAACTAGACCAGCAGAATATGATTGTGACTTACAGGTTCAGCAATTAAATAGAGCTGGTGAAGTAATAAGAGCATATGATTTTGTTGGTTGTTTTCCAACAAATGTTTCTCAAATAGATTTATCAATGGATACCACTGATACAATTGAAGAATATAGTGTTGAATTTCAAATTCTTTATTGGAGAGCTATTAAAGCAGATGTTAAATCTCCAGTTGCTTACACTACTCCTGCAATTTCTACTTGATAAATAGTTTTAGGATATTTAAAACTATAAAATTATAAAATGGCAAAACTTTTTGGTTTCTCTATTGAAAATTCTGATCAAAAATCCAAATCAATTGTCTCCCCCGTTCCTCCAAATAATGAGGACGGGGTTGATAATTATATTGCTAGTGGATTTTATGGTCAATATGTAGATATTGAGGGTGTATATAGAACTGAATACGATCTAATTAAAAGATATAGAGAAATGGCATTACATCCAGAGTGTGATAATGCCATAGAAGATGTTGTAAATGAAGCACTTGTTAGTGATCTTTACGATTCTCCCGTAGAAATAGAACTTTCTAATGTTAATGCTAGCGATAGATTAAAAGAAATTATTAGAGAAGAATTTAGGTATATTAAAGAAATATTAGATTTTGACAAAAAGTGTCACGAAATTTTTAGAAATTGGTATGTTGACGGAAGACTATATTATCATAAAGTAATTGATTTGAAAAAACCTGAGGAAGGGATCAAAGAAGTTAGATATATTGATCCTATGAAAATGAGATTTGTTAGACAGCACAAAAAAGATAAAAATTCTATACCAGGTTCAAATCTTTCAAGATTAGAAGAAGGTGATAAAGCAATTCATCCAGAAATAGAAGAATATTTTCTTTACACACCAAGACCAAATTTTCCAGTTGGTGCAATAGCTAGTGTTAATACAAGCTCAAAAGGAATAAAAATAGCAAAAGATTCTATTACATATGTAACTTCTGGATTAGTTGATAGAAATAAAGGAAGTATCTTATCATACTTACATAAAGCAATCAAAGCACTGAATCAACTTAGAATGATTGAAGATTCTTTGGTAATTTATAGATTATCAAGAGCTCCAGAACGTAGAATTTTTTATATTGATGTTGGTAACCTACCAAAAGTAAAAGCAGAGCAATATTTACGCGATGTTATGAATCGCTATAGAAATAAATTAGTATATAACGCTTCTACTGGAGAAGTTCGTGATGATCGCAAGTTCATGAGTATGCTTGAAGACTTCTGGCTTCCTAGAAGAGAAGGTGGTCGTGGAACAGAAATCACAACCTTACCTGGTGGTCAAAATCTTGGAGAACTCGCAGACATTGAATATTTCCAGAAAAAACTTTATAGGGCACTTGGTGTTCCTGAGTCAAGAATTGCATCTGATGGTGGATTTAATTTAGGAAGGTCTTCAGAAATTCTTCGTGATGAATTAAAGTTTTCTAAATTTGTAGGACGTTTAAGAAAGAGGTTTGCAAATTTATTTAATGATATGCTAAAAACGCAATTAATATTAAAAAATATTATAACCCCAGAAGATTGGGAAGAACTTTCTGATCATATTCAATATGATTTCTTATATGATAACCAATTTGCAGAACTAAAAGAAAGCGAATTAGTTAATGGTAGACTAGCAACTTTAGCAACAATAGAACCTTACATTGGAAAATATTTTTCTCAAGAATATGTTCGTAGGAGAATTTTGAGACAAACTGATTCTGAAATCATAGAGATTGATGATCAAATTAAAAAAGAAATCAAAAAAGGACTAATTCCAGATCCAAACTCAATTGATCCAATTACAGGAGAACCACTACCTGCATCTGGTGATCCAAATAATATGAATGTTGGATTAGGACAAGTTCCAACTGAACCAGATTTAACTCAAGATGCAAAAGTTACTGATGCTCAAACGCAAAAAGACGTAAAGAAAGCTGAAATATAAATACAATATAACAACATTTATAAATTTTATGGAAGAACTTATCGATTTGGTGGCAACAGATTCTCCAGCTTCTGATATTAGTGATCAAATTAAATCTATTTTATATTCAAAAGCTGCAGAAAGAATTGAATTAGCAAAACCAGAAATTGCTTCTTTATTATTTAATTATGAAGATCAAGAGGATAATGAGGAAGAATAATGTCGGCACGAATTAAAATTCTTGGAGCGGAAGCAGCACTTCCAACTACAACTGGAACAGCAACTAGTTTTAGTTCAGCAACAGTGGTTCGCCTAGTTAATAGTGCAACTGGAGCTGATTATGTGGTTACAGTTGTTGAGACACAAAGTGGTAGTGTTATTGGTTCTTTTACACTAATGAGAGCTCAATCAGAACTATTAGAAAAGTTACCTTCACACTGTGTTTATGCTTCAAACGCTGCTGTGTTAGGTGCAAAAGTAGGATTTACAAATTAAAAAAATGAAACTAATCACAGAAGAAGTATCAGAAGTTAAATTTATTACTGAGGGAAAAGGATCCTGTAAAAAATGTTATATTGAAGGAATTTTTCTTCAAGGAGACATTACTAACAGAAATGGTAGAATGTATCCCATGGAAACACTTTCCCGTGAAGTAACAAGATATACAGAATCTTTTATTAACAAAGGTCGTGCCCTTGGAGAACTTGGACACCCTGATGGTCCAACTGTGAATCTAGATCGTGTTTCTCACAAAATTGTTTCTCTTACTTGTGAAGGGAATAATTTTAGAGGTAAAGCACAACTTCTAGAAACACCTATGGGTAAAATTGCAAAGTCTCTTATTAGTGAAGGTGTAACTCTTGGTGTTTCTTCTCGTGGTGTTGGTTCACTTAAAATGACTAACGAAGGTCATAAGATTGTTGGTGAAGATTTCATGTTAGCAACTGCTGCAGATATCGTTGCCGATCCTTCTGCTCCTGATGCTTTTGTTCAGGGAATTATGGAAGGAAAAGAGTGGGTTTGGGAAGGAGGAATTCTTCGTGAAAAACTTGCAGAATCTACAAAACGTAGAATTAATACATTAGTTGATCAAAAAAGGTTGGAAGAGCATAAATTGAATTTATTCAATGAGTTTCTTTCAAATCTATAATTTATAAATAAATATAGATTAATACATAAATATCTAATCAAATGTCCGTTGGTAGAAATTTACAAGAAATGGAAAACGTAGTAACCAAAGGAGCCAAGACTGCAGAACCAATGCAGAAGCTAACAACAGGTATTGCACCTGGACAAACTGCTGGCAATTGGGAAGATCTTGGTGGTCCAACTCCTGAGAATTATCGCTCAGACGACGATTCTGCAAAACTCAAAGATCCAGCAACAACTCTTGCTTCTGTAAGAAATGTTGTAAACAAAGGTGCTAAAGCTGCCGATCCTATGCAACACCTTGCAAAAGGTGCTGTTAAAGAAGAAACCGAAGACGAAGATGAAGATCTCGTTGATGAGGAAGAACTTGACGAGGACGAAGAAGTAGTTGCAGAAGCTGCTGACGAAGAAGAGTCTGGCGAACCTGCACATAAAGAAGGTAAGAAAGAAAAAGGCGAAAAGAAAGAAGGTAAGCGTCACGAAAAAGGTGAAGATGAAGACGAAATGAAAGAAGAGTTTGACATCGAAGAAGATGTTAATGCTCTCCTTGAGGGTGAGGAGCTTTCCGAAGAATTCCAAGAGAAGGCACGTACTATTTTCGAAGCCGCTATTCGTTCAAAGGTTGCAGAAATTAAGGAAGATCTTCAAACACAGTATGAAAGTGCTTTGATTGAAGAAGTTTCAGCAATCAAATCAGAATTAGTCGAAAGAGTTGATGCATACCTTGAGTATGTTGCTGACGAGTGGATTTCCGAAAATGCACTTGCAATTGAGCACGGTCTTAAGACTGAAATGACCGAATCCTTCATGTCTGGTATGAAGGAACTTTTTGAAGATCATTATGTAACAATCCCTGAAGATAGATATGATGTAATCGAGAGTATGGTAGATAAACTTGATGAAATG